ATCTTGCTTATCACTGCTGTGGGAGAGTTAGTACGTTTGGACTCAAAAATTAGGCTCAGATTCTCTGATGGATCTTAATTTTTTTTTATTTTTTTCTTCAATTTTCTTATCTTCCTAGTATAAATAAACTTCTCTTTAATCATAATACATCAACGCTTCCTGAGGAGCGTTTTCCTTCCACCAACAGGGCTCCTGAACCACGTATCCTGGGTCCTCGGGATAGAGTTTCGGATAGAACAATACCACCTTGGTAACGCGTCTCTCGAGAGCGCGATATTGTTGACCTCGGTTCTCCCATTTGTACCAATCGCATGGGAGAATGTTCGTCGTGAGGTAGATTTTATCGGGGAGCCACCACGTATGACTTCCCTTGACGGGGACCATGACAGGATAACGGTCGAGAAGTCGTAGGAGCGTGACCAATGACATATGGGATGCAGCTCCGGCAAAGTCGTCCAGGAGGACGGTTTTATGGGCATCGTAATGGTCGTACCATAAAGTGGTATTGCTGAGGGGGGCAATGTAAAACTCTGGGTCTTGAATATGGGCATCCATGACGGTGCGTGTCTTCCCAAGACCTGTATCACCGACGTGAAGTATGACCTCCAACTCCGTTGTTCGGAAGGGCCTGGACATAAGAGTCAGAGTCTCATAGAAATGAGAATAGCGGGCAAGTATACCTGCATGAGTATCGGCAAGGTCTCGCTTTCGCTTCGTGCCAGCCATCACAAGGTCCTTGAACTCCACAATGTCGTTCCGCTTCCCTGGATTCGTCACCTTCAGTTCTCCGAACTTCAGTCGCTGGCCGCCCGCAACATAAGTGTCTTCTTTCTCGCAGTAATCGCTCGCTTGTTGGGCTGTTCCTTGTCGGGCCTCCAAGTGGACAGTCTGGCTGCCTAACAAAGTCTTTATCGCAGCAAAAGATGTTCGCTTCTTAAGCTCCATGTACCCCTGGAAATGGGGGGTACCAGTCTCGCTGAGCTCCAACTGATATATCAGATAGATCATCGTCTCGGGGCTATAGACGATCTCTTCTTCAGGATTATTAAGGGTAAAGCAAACATTTGTCAATCTTTGGGTCATACTCACGTTTCTCGAATCTCGAATTTGGAGTATGGGTTTTTGGGTTTGAGGTTGTGGGTAATACTATACCACAACCTCGGGGCACGGTTATTTTATATGTAAAAATTCCTACCGGAGTCACGCCCAAAAACATCACAAATTGTGGATATAAGGTGTCAGGATTTTTTAGTTGTGGGATTAATTAATTATGGGAGAGGCAAAACAAATACAGTTGTTTGCCAGCTTTTACTATGTTAGCCTCGCTTCGCTCGCGCTATACGGGAACGCTCCTCCGTCGCTCCACCCTAAGGACTACGTCCAGGTTTAATGAGTTATTATCACATTGTAGAGTTCTAATTATAGCCAATAGGCCACTGGCTATTTTTTTAGTGCCAGTGGCTATTTTTTTAGAGCAACTGACAGCGTTAACTGTTTTTTGTTTTCCTCTAGCAGTTATGTATACAGCTAAAAAGCGTCGTCAAACAAAAGGAGTGTATGGAGCGAAGGGTACCTTCAAGAAACCAAGGGCTAGGAGAGGAGTAGTTCCTGGTATCACCAGGGAGGTTGGATACTATGGACGTTACTCAGCGGATCGTGGAGGAGAGCTCAAGTTCTTCGACTTGGATCTCAACGACGCTGATATAGCTCAGGCTGGGACGGTGGTTGACTCTATCAACCATATCACTCAAGATGTTACGGAGAACGCTCGTGTAGGGAGGAAGTGTACAATCAAGTCGATTCACTGGCGTTTCATGCTTGAGTTGGCGGGAGTTGATGCTCAGGCAACTGCAGGAGGGAGTGAAACTGTACGTTTGATCCTGTTTCTCGATAAGCAGTGTAATGGTGCTACCGCTACCACCACTGATCTTTTGGAAGCCGACAACTTCCAGGCGTACCGTAACCTGGTGAACACGGGGCGTTTTGATTTTTTAATGGACAAAACTGTGTCGATGAACCACTTGAGTGGGTGGTCTGATGGAGCTGGGCTGACTTCGCAAGATGTGCTTCAGAAAAACTTCGTTTTCAACAGAAAGTGTAACACACCGATCGAGTTTAATGGAACTACTGGAGCTATCGCTCAAATCCGTTCCAACAACTTCGGGATCTTGCTTATCACTGCTGTGGGAGAGTTAGTACGTTTGGACTCAAAAATTAGGCTCAGATTCTCTGATGGATCTTAATTTTTTTTT